GAAGTAAACGAAGCTTTGGCTTGTTCCTCCAACATAGAAGAAGGAATAAAAAAACTTCATAGTAAATTAAGAAAAGTTCTCAAAACAAGTGAGTGGATAGTTTACGAAGGTTTCTACATAAAAAATAAATCGGAAGCAGAGATAGCAAGAGAGTTGAATTTTAAAACCACAGAAAAAAATAGAACTCCGGGCTACAAACAAATTAGAAATATTCAAAAATCTATTATATCCAAAGCTAAGAAAATTTTAGCGAAAGACGATCTAGATTGGATGTGAAATAACAATGGAGGACTTAGTTTTAACAGAAGAACAGAAGAGCGCTCTCGTTCAGGCTAAAAATGCTTTCATAGGAGGAGAAGCTGTGGATATGTCCTTAATGCATCTTATACAAGATGTTGCCGGGTTTAGGGGTAGAGATGGCAGAAGTAAGGAAGGTAGAGCCGTGAAGGCTTTCCTTAGTGAAATAGATTTCAACGCTATACCTTCTAGCGAATACCAAAAAGTAGACAAACCAGAGCTCACAGAAGACCATAAAGAATTTATCAGGAATAATAGAGGTACGATGAAATATGTCGAGATGTCTCGAATATTATTTACCGACGATAAATTAACTAGCTTGAGCGCAGAAACGAGGATGGTTACTGAATACTGTAAATCTCTAGAAGGGGATAGTTTCGAAGACCCTGTGGTGACTCCAACTTTTGAATACAAACCCCCAAAACACCCAGATAGAGTCCTGAGTAAAATAAATAAATATATTCTAGATAGCGGGATAGACAAAGAGAAGGTCACTCCGAAACAAAAGAAAAGTATAGAGAAGTTAATGGGGTACTTGCATACTTTCAGGTTTGTCCATCAGATAAGTAATTATAACCACGAAACAGATAGGGAACTTTTCGAATCTTCTTTTGTTAGGTATACTTACGACAAGCCCGACCTAACACAAGAGGAAGTTGACCAATATATAGTTCTTTCCGGGGAGGTTGTTATAGCATCGAATATTCAAAGAAGAGTGGGTAGGCTTCAGAATCTATTAGACGAAACAGCGATGGATAACGAAGGACGAAGAATATCTATGAGTTTAGTAGAGGCCATAAGTACAGCTCAGAACGAATATAATTCATGCGTTAATAGACAGCATAAACTATTAAGCGACTTAAAACAAAAAAGAAGCGACAGATTAAGTAAGCAAGTGCAGGACAACGCAAGTATTTTAAACTTAGTTGAGACTTGGAAAGATGAAGAAGGAAGAAGGGAGCTAATTAGAATAGCTGAATTAAGAAAGAAAGTAGTCAAAGATGAGGTAACAAAACTTTCGACAATGGATGACGTTAAAGCTAGAATATTAGGCATATCAGAAGAGGAGGCTTTAAATGGCTGAGCTAATATGCAAAATAGATGGAGCTAAGTTCGAAACAGAAAAAGAACTCCATAGATACTTACGTAAATTCAAAATGAGGATGGCGGAGTATTATCAAAAATTTTACCCTAGAAGAGATCTACTCACCGGAGAATTAATTAAATTTAAGAATAAAAATTATTATTTTTCTAACCACTTTAACTCTAGGGTTAATATGAAAAAGTGGCTAAAAGAAACCTCAAAAGAAGAGGCTAAAAGCTTTTGTATTAAAATTATAGAAGAAAGAAAAGAGAGGAGGAATTTAATATATTCTCCTACCCAAGTTGAAATGCGTTGCACTATGATGCCCCCTATTCACTATTACCAAGAACTGTTTGGCGATTTTTACGAACTATGTTCGGAGCTTAATCTAAAACCTAGGTTTAGTAGATTTCCCAATAAAGAAATAAAAGAAGAAATAGAGGAAGGCTACGAAATAGTAGTTGACACAAGAGAACAAAAACCTCTTAATATAAATTATGGAACAAGGCGAGAGGGACTAAAGTTTGCTGACTACTGGCTCGACAAAGAAGACAATAAGTGTTACGTGGAGAGGAAAGAGACCAAAGATTTTATAGGTACATTTACGGGAGGTTGCGATAGGTTCTCCAGAGAACTAGAAAGGGCGGATGAGCAGGGAGCTTATGTGGTTGTGGTTGTGGAAAACTCATTAGACAATATGATGAAATTCAACTACCTTAAATACGTTACTAAAAAAGTACAAGTTACTCCGGAGTATGTCATGAGAAACGTTAGAGACATAATCCAAAAACACGAGAACGTACAATTTTTATTCGCAAAGGGCAGAACCGAGGCTACCAGAGTAACAAGAAAACTATTCTTCTCTGGCTCTGTGTACAAGGATATGGATTTGCAATTAGCCTATGATTTAAAATTATTTTAACGAATGTGGTTTTGTCCTGAAAAATATGAAGTAGAAACAAAGAACGTAAACTCTAGACTAGCTAAGCTGGAGGGTTATCTAGAGGACAAAGAAGCAAAAATTTCTTTATCAGAGTTTCTTAGGAACAACTTATATTTTACCACTTACCTTCTAAGTGGGATAAAGTTAGCACCTTTTCAAGAAATAACTTTAAGGGCTTTGTTTAACAGAAATTTCAGTATGTGCGTATGGGGTCGAGGCTGTGGTAAAAGTTTTATAGCTGCGGTCTACTGTTTTCTTCAATGTATTTTCGAGCCTAATACGAAGATACTTATAGCTGGCCCAACTTTTCGTACCGCAAGATTTATTTTTAATAATATAGAAAAAATAGTGGAAACTAAAGAGGCTGCTTTATTAGCTCAAGCTTTTGGGGCTAAGGTAAAGAGGAACGATCAATACGAATGGAAGATTAATGGCGGAACCATAACCGCTATACCCTTAAGTGGAGAAAAGATTCGTGGCTTTAGAGCTAACGTACTTGTGCTTGACGAGTATCTATTATTACCTGAAGACATCATTAAGAATGTTTTGATGCCTTTCTTGGTAGCTCCTCAGGACATGACAAGGAGAATGCAGGTTAAGGAAATAGAGGATGAGTTAATACAGAAAGGAGCAATGCAAGAAAAGGATAGGACAAAATTTGAAAACACTTCTAAAATGATAGCTCTATCTTCTGCTAGTTACACTTTTGAAAATTTATATAAAACTTACCAAGAATGGATAAGCAAAATACAAGACAAAGAAAGTAATATAGAAGCTAAATACTTTGTATCTCAAATGGGGTACGAATCTTTACCTGAAGAGATGATAGATAGGACTATTATTGATGAAGCCTCAGAGGGAGGCTCTTCTCATTATTCTTTTCAGCGAGAGTATTGTGCTCAATTCACAGATGGGAGCGATAGTTACTTTAGTGCAAAAAAAATGGACGCCTGCACCCTAAAGGGAGACGAGGAACCAAGTACGCTTCTGGTTGGTAGGGGAGGGAAAAGATACGTCTTAGGCATTGACCCTAATATGAGCGATAGCCCTTCTGCGGATTATTTTGCAATAGCTGTTATGGAGATAGATGATGAAACCGGCTTAGGGACCTTGGTTCATTCGTACGCTGGTTTAGGTAATTTAAGCAATCATGTTAAATATTTAGCTTATTTATTTCAAGCATTTAATATTGTATTTGTTTGTTTGGATAATGCTGGTTCTGATGTTTTTCTTGATGCTTGCAATGAGTCCCAGTATTTTAAAGACATACGGACTGAACTAAAAACCATCCCTCTTAATTCTGATGCGGAAGGGTTAGAGTATCAAAAATCTCTGAAGCTAGCGAAAATAAAATACAATTCAGAAAATAATCAAATTTGCTATAATCAGGTATTTACAACTACATTCATTCGTCGGGCTAACGAGTATCTTCAAGCTTGTATAGATTATAAGAAAATTTTGTTTGCTTCGAGGACTGCCTCGAACGAAACCTTTTTCAACAAGACGACTGCTCTTCGACTACCTTCACCTAGGAAAATAATTTTCACCGGAGACAGAAAAGATTGGAGTATGTTAGATTTAATAGAGCATCAGGATGATATGATTTACCAAACAAAAAAGCAATGCAGCCTAGTAGAGCATAAAGCTACAGCACGAGGAGCCCAGAATTTTGACTTACCCCAACATCTAAAGAGATCCAATTCACCCAATAAAGCTAGAAAAGATAATTATTCAGCATTAATGTTAGCAAATTGGGGTCTTAAGCTGTATAACGACATAACTAACACGAAAACTAACGATAATAAGGACACTTTTGAGCCTGTTATGTTTTTTTAAGTGTAATTAAAGTCAAATAAGAGCTTATGCCTTTTCAAATAGCAACTGGTCAAGTAGATACTGAGAATTTTAGAAAATTTTTCAACAAAAAGCTTTCGGGTTCGACTTCATATACGTCAGGGTTCTATTCTCACGATAACGTATCTGGCTTTTTATCCCTAAGCCAAGGAGGTCCTTCGTCATTTACCGGTTATAGCGGCAATATGATGAGCAGAGTCTCTGGTTTAAACAGTAGTGTATCTGGAGCTCTAGACACAAGTGGCCAACTTTTACTAAGCAAAAGTACAGGTGTCTCTGGGCACGCAGAAGACTTTACGGTTGCGGCTAGTGGGTTTCTTTCTGGCGAGATCAACAAAGTTTCGGGGCAGTTTTCTTCTACTAGCGGCGAATTTTTAAAGTCTGGTAGTTTAATGCATACTGGTTCGGGGGATTTTTCTGTTACGGCATCTACC